TCCTGCGCAAGGTTTTGCTGGAGGTGTTGGTCATTTAGGAGGACCTAATTATGGTGCTGCTGGTGGTGGAGGTGCAACAGCTGTCGGTGGTAATGGTTCTAGTACAGCTGCAGGTGCAGGTGGAGCTGGTGCATCAACTTCAATTACTGGATCTTCCGTACAAAGAGCTGGTGGTGGAGGTGGAGCCGTATTTGGTTCAGGTGGTACAGCTGGTGCAGGTGGAGCTGGTGGTGGAGGTGCTGGTGGAAACAATACAAATGGAACCAATGGAACTGATTATACTGGAGGTGGTGGAGGTGGAGCAAGAGGTCAAGCTGGAAATGGTGGAGACGGAGTTGTTATTATTAGATATAAATATCAATAATTGACACTGATGATAAAAAATTATATAAATAAACTTTAAGGAGAAAAATAATATGGCACATTTCGCAGAATTAGATGACAATAACGTAGTTACAAGAGTAGTTGTTGTAAGCAATGACTGCGTACCATCAGATGAACACGTTGATGGAGAAACATGGTGTATTAACTTTTTTAAAGGTGGCACTTGGAAACAAACTTCTTATAATCACAATTTTAGAAAACAATACGCAGGCATAGGTTTTACATATGACGCTGCAAAAAATAAATTTTTAAGTCCACAACCTTACGTTTCATGGGCATTAGATGCTAATGATGATTGGCAAGCACCAGTAACTTATCCAACAATTACAACTTATGGAAGTAATGATCCATTAGATCAATATATGATTACTTGGGACGAAGCAGGTCAAAAATGGACAGCAACAGATCACGAAGATCCAATAAACAATTTTAATTGGGATGCATCAGCACTAGCTTGGGTATCCGCATAAGGAGAACTAAGATATGGCGAGTCCAACAAACAGCTCACAAAACGGCGGAATAGTAGGAGTTAGTAATACATTTACGCCTGCTACTTGTGCTGCCGCAAAAGTAACTTCTTTTACAGCATCAGGAACTTTTACAGCAGCAGCTACAGCTAATGTAGATTACTTAGTAGTCGCTGGTGGTGGCGGTGGCGGTGGATCACTGGGTGGTGGAGGTGGTGCTGGAGGTTATAGAGCCTCTGGATGTTTTACACCAAGTCCAACTAGAGGAAGTGCAGTTCCAGTAATAGCATCTACTGCGTATACAATTACAGTTGGTGGTGGCGGAGCAGGTATTGGTGCACCTTGTGGAACACAAGGTGGTGGAACAAGCGGACAAGATTCAGTTTTTAATTATGCAGGATGTGCAACTATAACATCTTCAGGTGGTGGTGGAGCAGGTGGTGGACCTCCAGGTCAACCAGCCGAATTTGCAAAACCTGGTGGATCCGGTGGCGGATCAAGTGGATATGGACCTAATGGTGGTGGACCAGGTGCAGGTAATAAAGGTAGTTTTCCTGTTTCAGAAGGTAATGCAGGTGGTACTTCTCCTCCTAATGGACCTCCTTATGGTTCAGGTGGCGGTGGTGGAGCCGGTGGTGCTGGCTCAAGTGGTAGTGCTCCTCAAGCAGGTGGTGCTGGTGGACCAGGTGTTACAAATACTATTACAGGATCTTGTGTTGTTTATGCAGGTGGTGGTAGTGGTTCTCCTTATGGATCAGCTACTGCTGTCATTGCTGGTGGTCCAGGTGGTGGTGGAAAAGGAGCTAACCCAGCTTCTCCCGCTCCTGACAGAGCAGCCATGACTGGTACAGCTAATACTGGTGGTGGTGGCGGTGGAACAGGAGAAATTCCTAAATCAATTGGTGGTGGAACTGGTGGACCAGGTGTAGTAATTATTAAAGAACCAGCTTACACGATCCCTGCAAGCGCGCCAGGTGTTTGGTCAATGCAATCAGTATATTCAAATGTTAGAGCTGGGACTTGGACTAACTAATAATTGACAACTAGTTAATCTTATTTTATATTGTCTTTATAAAGACATATGCAACTACAAAATTATTATTATTGGTTTAAAGATGCCATACCTCATCATGTTTGTGATGACATTGTGCGTTATGCAAAATCTATTCAAGATGAAATGGCAGTTACAGGGGGTTTAGGTAATAGAAAGTTAAATAAAAAAGAAATACAAGATTTAAAAAAGAAAAGAGATTCAGATATTGTTTGGCTAAACGAACGTTGGATTTATAATGCAATTCATCCTTGGATACACGAAGCTAATACACAAGCTAATTGGAATTTTGAATGGAGTTTTTCTGAGTCTTGTCAATTTACAAAATATAAAAAAGGTCAATACTATGATTGGCATTGTGATAGTTGGGATAGACCTTACAATAAACCAGAAGAACCTAATTCACATGGTAAACAAAGAAAATTATCTGTAACTTTATCTTTATCTGATGACAAAGAATATAGTGGTGGTGAGTTAGAATTTGATTATAGAAATCATGATCCAGATAAGAAAGCAAATACCCATGTATTAAAAGAAATAAGATCTAAAGGTTCTTTAGTTGTATTTCCTTCTGATGTATGGCATAGAGTTAAACCGGTCAAAAGTGGTGTTAGACATAGTCTAGTAATCTGGAACCTTGGATACCCATTTAAATAAGAAAGATATGAAAAAGAAAAAAATTAAAAAACCTAAATACCCTCAAAAGTTAAACAGAGAAGATTATTTTAAATGTCCTATCTGGTTTGGTGATGCACCAGAATTTGTTAGTGAGATAGATAAAGCTTCAGATAAATATATTGATCAAGCTAAAAAAAACATGCAGCCTGATATTAATAAACGTAACAAGACAAATAAAACTAAAGGTGATCTAGGTAGTGTTTATCATTCAACAAGTTTACTAGGTGATCCTAAATTTAAAGTATTAACAGATTATATCGGAGCAACTTCTAACAATTTATTAATAGAAATGGGTTTTGATATGAGTGGCTATCAATTGTTTACTACAGAAATGTGGGTACAAGAATTTGCTAAAGATGGGGGTGGACACCATACATTACATACACATTGGAATGGTCATATGTCTGGTTTTTATTTTTTGAAAGCTAGTGATAAAACATCTGTGCCTTTATTTGAAGATCCAAGAGCAGGGAATTTAATGAATCTATTACCAGAATTAGATAAAACAAAAATAACTTATGCTAGTTCAGCTGTGCATTATAAATGTCAACCCGGTCGAATGATATTCTTTCCGTCTTATATGCCTCATCAATACATAGTTGATATGGGTGTTGAGCCATTTAGATTTATTCATTTTAACTGTCAAGCAATACCAAAAGGAGTATTAAATGTCATTCAAGAAAAATAAATACAAAGTACTAAAACAAGCTATCTCACCTGAGTTAGCTAAATTTGTCTACAGTTATTTTTTAAATAAAAAAAATGCAGCTAGATTTTTATTTGATCAAAAATACTTGTCACCTTTTAATACAGAGTATGGTGTATGGAATGATGCGCAAGTTCCAAACACTTATTCACATTATAGTGACATGGCTATGGAAACTTTATTACAAACTTTAAATCCTAAGATGGAATATGAAACTGGACTAAAGTTATATCCTACTTATTCCTATGCAAGAATTTATAAAAAAGAAGATGTCCTAGTTAGACACAAAGATAGATATTCATGTGAAGTATCTACTACGTTAAACCTAGGTGGTGAATTATGGCCCATATATTTAGATCCAACAGGAAAAAAGGGTCAAGCTGGAATTAAAGTTGATCTTGAACCAGGAGATATGTTAATTTATTCAGGTTGTGATCTTGAACATTGGCGAGAACCTTTTGAAGGCAAAAATTGTGCGCAAGTATTTTTACATTATAATGATGCTAAAGAAAAATCTGCTAAGGAAAACAAATTTGATAAGCGTCCTATGCTAGGTTTACCTAGTTATTTTAAAGGCTTTACAGTATCTAAAAAATAATATATAAATTTAAACTTGCGGGGGGATGATCCACCACAGATTCCCCTTGCTTTAAATCTATTGAAATCATTCACAATCTGATATAATACCTAATAAACAGGTTTTTATATGTTACAAAAATTAGGCTTTGCTCCAGGATTTAATAAACAAGTCACAGAAACAGGTGCCGAAGGGCAGTGGTTTGATGGAGACTTCGTACGTTTTAGATATGGTTCACCAGAAAAAATAGGCGGTTGGTCTCAATTAGGTGAGTCAAAATTAACAGGTGTTGCAAGAGCAATACATCACTGGGATGATAATGCGGGTGTTAAATATGCAGCAATAGGTACTAGTAGTATTTTATATGTTTTTTCAGGTGGTGTATATTATGATATTCACCCAATCAGAGTTACCTTAACAGGTGCTAATTTTACAAGTACAGCAAGTTCAAAGATAGTTACAATAACTTGCACAGGCAATCACGGTTTGTTTCAAAATGATGTTGTGATGTTTGATACAGTTTCAGGATTAAGTGGTTCAACATTTACAAACGCTACGTTTGAAGATGAAAAATTTATGGTTGCATCCGTACTTAGTAATACAACATTTACTATTACAATGGCGGNCCAGGAAACAGGGACTCCTGTAACAAATGCAGGATCAACTTCTATTCTATGTTATTATACTGTAGGACCCGCTCAACAACTTGGAGGTTTCGGTTGGGGTACAGGTTTATTTGGTGGTACGGTTCTAGGACCAGCAACTACAACACTAGCAACAGCTTTAACTAACACTACCGATAAGGTAGTTGTATTGACAGATTCATCAGCGTTCCCATCTTCAGGTACAATACAAATTGATAATGAATTTATTTCTTACACAAATAATAACACTACTACTAATACTTTAAGCGGTGGAGCAAGGGGGGTTAATGGTACGACAGCAGCCACACATTCTGCAGGAGCTACGATTACAAACATAACTTCATATGCAGGTTGGGGTATTGCATCTTCTACTGACTTTACTATTGATCCTGGTTTATGGATTCTTGATAACTACGGTACAAAACTTATTGCACTTATTTATAATGATAAATGTTTTGAATGGGATGCAGCAGCTACAAATGCTATATCTACAAGAGCAACAATATTACCTAATGCGCCAACAGCGTCACGTCATGTATTAGTTTCAACTCCTGACAGACACTTAGTATTTTTTGGAACAGAAACAACTGTTGGAGACCCTACTACTCAAGACGATATGTTTATAAGATTCTCGGACCAGGAAAGCATTGATGAAACAGATTCATATACAGTAAGAGCTGAAAATACTGCAGGCACACAAAGACTTGCGGATGGTTCTAAAATTATGGGAGCTATAAAAGGTAGGGATGCAATTTATGTGTGGACCGATACTGCATTGTTCTTAATGAAATTTGTAGGACAACCTTTTACTTTCTCATTTGAACAGGTAGGAACTAACTGTGGATTATTTGGTAAGAATGCATGTGTTGAAGTAGATGGGTCTTCTTATTGGATGTCAGAAAACGGTTTCTTTACTTAC